CCAACCTTCCGGCACCGCCTGCGTGTCAAACCACGCGCGCGGCTCCAGTTGCGGGTCAAATGTGCCGACCCGTGCCACGGGTTACTCGTCAGCCGGGGGATCTGAAGGAGGCGGGTCAGTCGGGGGCGGAGCGGGCGGAGGCTCGACCCACTCGCCGTCGATGTACGACCAAGTTGGGCCGACCTGCGCCGGACACTCCATCGCCACCTGACCATCGGGCAGGTCGTTCCAATGCGTGATGCCGTCCCACACCGTTACGTTGACCACGAAGCCGTCGGCCTCGCGCACGATTGCATATCGCTTCTTGTTCACCATGTCATGATCACCGCGTAACCGTCGCCACCTTGACCGCCGCGCCCACCGAGGCCGGGGTTCATTCCGCATCCGCCGCCGCCACCGCCGCCACCGTTGCGGCCGCCGCGACCGCCGTTCGCACCAGCCGTAGATGCTGCAACCGTACTGCCGCCACCGCCACCTCCGGTACCGCCGTATTCGTTCGTACCGTCGACGCCGTTCGCGCCAGCAGTCGGAGTAGCGCCAGAGGTTCCCGCAGCGCCGCCGCCGCCCGATGCAGTCGAGCCGACCGTTGGGCCAGTCAGTCCACCGTCCGAGGCCGCGACAACAGCAGGCGTTGCGTTGTGATGCCCACCACTTCCTCCGCCGCCGCCACCCCATCGGGAACAGCCACCAGCGTTTGAGAAAGGCGTAGAGCTACTACCACCGCCTGCGCCGCCGCCTTCCCACGCCGGGCCGTTGGTTGTGCTGCTAACGCCCGTAATGCCAATCATCGAATAGCCAGCGCTTGAGACAGTCCCCGCGCCAGTGCTATGCCCACTTGCGCCAGAGCCTCCAGAGGCTGTAGCGGCAGAAATCGCGCCGCCGCTCCCTGCGCCGCCGCCGCCGACATACAGCCAGCCGACTAATGTAGAAGTTCCCATTTGAACAGGTTCGTGTATTCGTGTGCTTAGTCCGTTGCCGCCACCATTACCCGCAGCCCCCGCAGCGCCCGGAAGTCCGGCCTGTCCACCCGCGCCAATCGTAACCGTGAGCACATCAGGCAAAAGCGCCGCAGGGAAGATGGCAGTCGCCATCGCGGCCGCACCGCCGCCGCTGCCGCCCTTTGCGACAACAGCAGTCGCAAGGCTCGCGCCTGCGCCGCCGCCCCCACCGCCGCCCCATGCACGCATCAGCACGAATGACGGCTGAAAAGAGGTCGGCTTATTCCAGCGACCACCGGGCAAGGTGAAGGTCTGAATGTCGGCAGGCGTTTCCGCGCCGAGCAGTTTCCACCCGCAGACTTCATCAAACACGATGCCGGACTGCGCGGCGAGCGTACCCGCCCACAGGTCAACCGTGGTCGTGCCGTCCGTGTGCTGCACCGTGATGGTCTGGCTTGCGCCATCGTTGAACACGGACAGCACCTTGACCGTGCGCTGCGTCGATGACGCAGGCGATGCAACCACATCCGTCGTGGTCGCAGTCGTGATGCTTGTGTTGGTGCGGGCAGGCGTGACCGTAGTGCCGGAAAGGTCAACAAATGACGCATGGACAGAAATCGTCCCTGCCGATCCCGTGACTACCCGCACCTTGTCCGCCGTCGAGGTGAGCAGAATCACGGCGTCACCACGCCATTACGATGCAGTACCCGTCGCCACCGACGCCTCCAGCGCCGCCCGTGCCGGGGTTGTTGCCCGCGCCACCGCCGCCACCTGCGCCACCGCCAAGACCGCCTGCGCCGCCCGCAGCGCCGTTCGTCGAGGCCGTAACCGTGGAGCCACCGCCGCCGCCGCCTGCACCGCCACATACGCCATTCGTGGCTGCGCCGGCACCGCCCGCCGTTGGAGTTGCGCCAGAGGTTCCCGGCCCGCCGCCGCCGCCGACCAAAGAAGAATTTCCACCTCCTGCAGTTGCCGGCGCGGTTGCAGGAGTTGCGCTTCGATGCCCGCCACATCCACCACCACCGCCGCCCCACACGGAGCTGCCGCCCCCGAGGCCAGCCGGTGTGGTCGTGGAACCACCGCCACCACCGCCACCTTCCCAACCGTAATGCGTGGTCGAGGAGGCATTGACGCCGGTAATTCCTTGACCGCCAATGCCGGGGCCTGCTCCGGTCGGCAGTCCTCCCGTGCCGTTGGTCGAGCCAGAGCCAGAACCACCCGCAGCATGGCACCCACCACCACCACCGCCGCCCGTTGCGACAGCCGAAATCGCGCCGCCCTCGCCACCGCCACCGCCGTAGGCCGTGAGGTAGCCGCCGAATGTGGTATTGCCACCGATGCCGCCAGAACCACCAGCAGCGCCAGCAGCGCCAGCAGCGCCCGCAGCGCCGCCCGCGCCGATGGTCACGCTCACCGTGTTGGTCAGCGCGTCAGCCGTAAAGATGGCCTCCACGCGACACGCACCGCCCGCGCCTGCACCGCCCTTCGTGACGACAGCCGTGGACAGGCTTCCACCGCCACCGCCACCACCGCCCGCACCCCACGCACGAACCAGAACCACCTTCGGCGTGAAGGCCGTCGGCTTGTTCCAGTTGCCGTTCGCGCTAAAGGTCTGCGTGTTCGTCGGGCGCGTGTTGCCGTAGAGCGTCCAGCCCTGACCATCGGTGTAGACCACGCCCGTCTGCGCCGGGAGCGAAACCTGATACAGGTCCACCGCCGTGGTGCCGTCCGTGTGGAGAATCGTGACCTTATTCGCCGCCGTGCTGCTGTCGTTGAACACGATCAGCGACTTGAGGTTGCGCTGCGTCGAGGATGCCGGAGACGCCACCACCGTTGTGGTCGTAGCCGTCGAAATGACGGTATTCGTGCGCCCCGGCGTGACCGTAGACCCAGACAGGTCCACATACGACGCCTGCACATGAATCGTACCCGCATCGCTCGTTGTGATGCGAATCAGGTCGGCGGTTGAGGTAAGGAGAATCACGCTTAACTCAACGTGATCGCAGCGCCGGTGAAGTCCACCGTGAAGGTTTCACCGTTCGCCATCGTGATTGACGAGCCGTAGTCCCACCACCCCACAAGCGGGTCGGCAGGCGACGTCGGGGTGTCGTCAAACAGCACGACATAGCGGAACGGGCCGACGCTGCCCGAGGCCGTCATCACCAAGTCGGCAAGGACAAGCGTAAAGGTGCCGCTCGTCTGCGATGCGCTCGTCGTCGTGACGTTGCGCGAGGACAGATTGGTATACGAAATCTGCGTGATATCGGCCAACACGCTGTTAGTTGCTACCGGCGCGGTGTTGGTCAAGGCGATAACAAACTGGTCGGTACCGAGGTTGGCACCTTCCGGCATGTTTTCAGCCCACGCATTGAACTTGTTGTAAGTAGCCATGTTTACCTCAATTTATCGCCTGTTGATCGCGCACAATCTCAACGCCCGATGCTCTACCGTCAGCGCCGCGAATAATACGCTTGGGTGCGTACATCGCTTGCATAGCCGTCTGCAAGTACGCAAGCGTCTCGGCGTGTTGCTGTGCCTGCTGTGTCTGCATCTGCTGTAAGCCCATCATAACCTTTTGCAAGTCCCCACCCACAGCCTGCGCCATCTGCTGCGTCTGAGAGGCTTGCGCTTCAATGTTGGGAAGGTCAACACCGGGATTGGCAGAGATACGCGCCACGAGGATTTTCGTCTGCGCGTCAAGATTGGCTTTCCACTTCTCCAACTCGGTCTTGTTCTGCATTTCCTGCGCCTTTAACTGCGCCTCAAACTGCATCCGCTGCGCCTCGGCCTGCTGTTCAGCGGCGATACGCTGTTGCTCCATCTGCAATTTTGCGCTTTCAACCTGCTGCGCGGCCTGCATCTTTGCTTGTTCCAACTGCATCTGAACTTGCGCTTTCTGCTGCTCGACCTGCGCTTGACCCTCTGCGGCCTGCTGCTCAGGCGAGGGCTGGCCCTGCGTTGCCTTCATCTGCTCCATCGCCTGCTCAATGGCACCCTCTAGCGGACGCGCCTGCTTGAACGCCTGAACGCCGAACTTCATCAGTTCAGACATTATCGGCGCCATCTCAGGACGGGCAACGGCAACCGGCAACGCCTGCTGCATGAACCCGCCGAACGCCTGCAAGAATTCCATGCGGTCTTGCTTCATCTGCGCCTCGTCAATCTGCACGAGGCTATCCGCAGCCACATCAATGCGGAAGTTCCGCAACGGGCTGTCCCGCAACAACTCTAGCGCCTGCGGGATGACCTGCTTATCCGCATCGCTCATCTGCTCGGCAGCGGCATACGCGAGGATGGTCTGCGGCTGAAACTTGGTGCAGATAATCTGCGCCTTCAATCGCAGCAGTTCCGTGGCAAAGAGCGCCACATCTTCCTGCATCGACCGCAAGCGGAGCGAGGCGTACTGCCCCTTAATCTGCTGCGCCGTCGCTGTCTCATTCGCCGCAGTCTGACCCCGAATAATGTCCGAGATACCCGTAATCTCGTAAATCTGACCCTTGATTTGCTCACGGGCTTGGTAGCATTGAATCAGCGCACCGGCAATCTGATCAATAGGCAGCAGGTCGACCGACCCCTTTAGCCCGCCCTTTTCGCTAAACGCCATCCACTTATCAACCGGGATAAGCGCATTGTTCTCGCCCTCGGTCAGCAATCGCTGCAAAGCCGGTTGCGAGGCGTCATACACACCGCGAACGCGCAGCGCCTTTACCAGTCCGTCGATGCGGTCGGACAGGATATCCAACTCAATCGCTTGGTCCTGATACAGCGTGAAGTCCGGCACCGGAACCAGCGTGTCGCTCGTCGTGGTGGCGTACAGCGGGCGAGGGCAGGGGAAGAAGCCTTCCAACTCAAGCGGGTCGTCGCGCTCGTCAATGATCTGCGGGTAGCCCTTGCAGAACCAGAATACGCGCTTGGTGGTCTTGTCCCACAGTTCGCATATCTTGGCGCGGTTGTTTACCCGCTTGCGCTCGTTGTAGGCGTTAAGCGGCTCGGGGCCAGAGTCCAGCGGGATGACCTTTGCCTTGTCCTCGCCAAAACGCTCT